TTTCGAATCGGGATCACCCCCTCTTGTCTTCTGCACCGGTATGGACAGACAAGCGTCCAAAGTCCAAAATATTTGCCAAAATATTTGCCAAAATATTTACCAAAAATATTTGCCAAAATATTTGCCGGTTAGAAATTGACATAAAGTATTAGCGTAGCTAATATATAGGTATGGACCCAACGACCATAAGATTGATGGATAACGATCGGTATATTCATGGATTGCCTACTATTACGCGCCAACAGCAGGCGTTCGTTCATACGTTCGCACATACATTTAATACCGCTCTAGCTTGTCAGTCGGCAGGCATCAGTAGGCATATGGGTGCCAAATGGTTGAAAGATGTAGATATAGCAACCCATCTTGATTTTTATCAGATGGAGAATGAGGTGCATGTGAAGATCTCGCGAGGTCTGCTAACAAATATGTTGTTCGATGCACATCGTAAGTCTGCTACTGCTACTGAAGAGATAACAGCTATCCGAGAGATAGGGAAGATGCACGGCGTGTATGAGCCAGAAAAGACAGTAAACATTAACGCCAATTACACTAAAGTGGAGCAGTTAGAGACCTTGAGTGATGATGAGTTGTTGGCGATGTCCGGTGGTAATGAGTTAACACTGACACCTGAATCTGATGACAACGTTGATGCTCATCACTAATGAAACTGTGTAGCGCCGCAGACTGTGGGAAAGTAATACCTGATACGGATGAGTACTGTACGAAATGCAAGGTGGCTAAAACCGCTACTGTTTCTCAAAAAGAGCTTCAGGAACAGGAGTTAGTTCGTCGGGTACTCGCACGACGTAGATTGTTACCGTTTGTTATGCGAATGCAGCCTGACTATCTCCCTGGTTGGGTGCACAAAGACATATGCCAGAGGTTAGAACAGTTCGCGCGGGATATCATTGATAAAAAATCCCCTCGATTGATGATCGCAGTCCCACCTCGTCACGGTAAGAGCCTCCTTGCATCGACTATGTTCCCCGCTTGGTTCTTAGGTAATCACCCAGAGATGGAGGTGATAGCCTGTTCCTACAGTGCATCATTGTCTATGACATTTTCTCGTAAGATCCGTGAGTTGTTACGAGAGCAAAGTTACCAGAATGTGTTTAAAGGGACTCGGTTGCATAAGGACAGTCAGTCTGTTGAGAATTGGCTCACCACCCGTAATGGCGGATTCTTAGCTGCCGGTGTAGGTGGTGGTATTACAGGTCGCGGTTCTCACTTATTGATCGTGGACGACCCTGTGCGTAACTGGGAGGACGCGGTTAGTGAGACCAATCGGGAGAGTACGTGGAACTGGTGGAATAGCACAGCGTATACTCGTTTGGCACCTGGTGGTGGTTGTCTGGTTATTCAAACACGCTGGCACCATGACGATTTGTCGGGGCGACTACGGTTACAGCAGGAGGACGCAATTAAAGCAGGTATCGATATACCTCTGTGGGAAGTGGTGGAGTATCCTGCGATTGCTATTGAGGATGAGGATTATCGTAAACAGGGTGAGGCGTTACACCCTGAGCGCTATGACTTGAAACAGTTGAACGCAATTAAGAATGCTCCAGGTAATGAGAGTACATGGTCGGCATTGTATCAGCAGAAACCGACTGCAGACGAGGGTGCTTACTTCCAACGTCACTATTTCAAATATTACGATAAGAACACACACCCGTTACCGTCTCCACTTACAATTTATGCGAGTTGGGACTTAGCATTAGGTCAAAAAGAGACCAACGACTACACAGCTTGTGCGGTGGTAGGTATCGATAAGTCAGAGGACTGGTACTTACTGGATATCATGTATGGTCGCTGGGATGCGATGGAGATTGTGGAGCGCATGATCGACGTGCATGAGCAGTATAAACCGGCCTCTACTCTTATCGAGCGCACTCATATGCAGATGGCAATTGGTCCATTCCTTAACAAGCGTATCCGAGAGCGTAAGCAGTTCAGTATGCACGTACAGGAGATGCTACCTGGGCGACGTGATAAGTCGTTAAGGGCTAGATCCTTACAGGGACGTATGGCTCAAGGTAAGGTCTATTTCCCACGCGAGGCGCATTGGTTGGACTATTTAACCACTCAGCTGTTACAGTTCCCCTTCGGTAAAAATGATGACGTGGTGGACGTGCTGGCGTATTTAGGCATCCACCTTGAGGAGTTACAGTCGCCACATATCGCTACGCATAAGAAGCAGGCCAGTTGGCGAGACCAGTTGACCCGTTATACGATGGGCGATAAATGTAAGAGTGCGATGTCAGCATGAGGGTGAAGAAATGGCAGGTAGGTTAGGTGAGGCGAAAGCTGTAAGCGACTGGGAATGGATGGCTCAGAAATATTTAGATATCCCTGATTATCTAATGGACCGTGCACAATTGGGGGTAGCGGAGGGGATTACATCCCCAGCGATTATTGCCGACATCCCTCATATGGTGCGAAATCAGACACTTGAGATGCCCCTGTTTGAGGCATCATCCCAAGGGTTGGGTCGTATGATAGGTTGGGACGATCGCCCGAGACCTAACGATTTGAGTGACCGCGCTGATATTCGTTTGCGTAACATCGGGATGGTGACTCAGTTGGGTGCGGGTATCCCGGGACCTATCTCTTACGCACAGGGCGTGATTGGTACTGGTAAAAAGGTAGGGGACACGGTTGGTAAGGTTGTTAACTCGACCCATAACCCATCACGTCGTGAGTTTCTTGGTTCCGCAGGTAAGGCCGCTGCTGCGGCAACCGTACCCATTGCTACTATGCGTGCTTTAGGTGAGGTAGCGCCCGTGGTCAGTAAGGCGGACGATGTGGTAAGGGTGGCCAGTAAAAATGGGAATCGGTGGGATGGTCTGGTTGATACGACATATGATGCCGACTTGGCGCATGGCGCCCGCCCTAGTGAGACTGCGTTTTTACGAGAACGGAGCGGAAATCCCAAATATTACACCAAGGTGGATAATTTCAATGGTGACTATGATATCGCCTCGTATCTCGGTAAAGAGAAGGTAACGCGCTATGACGAGTTGACCCATATTAGGGACCAGGGGAAGATGTCCACGGCGCAGAAGGCTGAGTTCGAAAAACTGAACGCCGATTTGGATGTGGCTTTTAGTAAAGCAAGACAAGGGGATTTCCCACGTATGACCCCAGAAAATCAGGCTAAATACGAGAAGTTGAACAACCAGTACAGCTCGATGGAGTTATACACACATGAACTACATCCTTCGTTTGATGGCCAAGGTTGGTCTCCAAGTTTAGAGGAGGCGCGAGACGCTAACGCCAACGGTCTGCGGAATTTGAAGGAGGAGATGAAGAATCTCATGCGTAACGATCCAAATATCAATGCCTATCGCCGTGAGAGAGCTCGCGCGTTTGCTACCGCACAGGGGGATGAGATGTGGCAGGCGAGACAGGCGCAGTTGAGGGGCACGCTAGATAAAGGGGAAGCCATGAAGGCAAATATACTAGAGGAATGGCGACAAAGACCCTTGCATAGTGGCAATGCCGAGGAAGCCAGAGAGGCGGGGATGGAGCTCAATAAGATAGAACAGGGTATTAAGGCGATAAGGGAGGAGTATTCAATACATTCGGAGCTTGGTAAACGAGTTGGACTGGTTAAGTAAAGGATTAAAATATGTACATAGTGTGGAATAGAGATACCAACGAGTATAAATTAGTAGAAGATGTCTATCAGGCGCAGATGCTGGCTCAGAAGTTGGGTGGTAATACCGCAGTGACTGACGAGGACAGTGTGCAGGGTAATCCTGGGCATCCGTTGCGGCAGAACAAGGAACTCATGCTGGATCTTGGGCCCCGACGGGCAGCCGCTAATTCATTAGGTCAACCGACACACATCCGTGCTGATAATACTGCACCACAAGCGGAGTCGTTTAACCCAGCGATACGCGCTGAGTCGGTAGGTCTAACTGAACCATTCCCAGGTGTTGATATGGACGCATGGTTACTACCACGTGCGGAAGAGGTCGCAATGCAGCACCATCCTGGTGTGGCACAGGCGGATATGATCTCTGCTGGTGTAGGGCCATCGACAGGTGAGGCACCGATGAATCCTACCACTCCGTTAATTGATCCTGAGTATGTCGTAGCCCAACCCCTAGCAACTTACATAGAGCGTAACCCATCAACGTACACATTGGAT